GCTTACAAGAAAGCCGACTATATCTTTATTTTTGATGCTGATGATACTATTCACGGAACGGTACGAATCCCCAAGTTGACTCATGATTTTTACAAGATGAAGTTCGGACAGCACTTCACGTACTATCGCCCACTTCTTGTTACGGCGTACAAGAAGACCAAGTTCGTAGGTGTTCTACACGAGTTTCTTTCGCTTGAAGAAGGACGACCAACGGAAGGTACTATCGAAGGAGACTACTACGTTGATTCGGGAAAGTCTGGAGCCCGTAGCCGAGATAAAGATAAGTATCTCAAAGATGCCATGATTCTGAAGGCTGCTTATCAGAAAGAAGTTGATACAGACGGAGGATTATCTGGCAGATATGCTTTTTATTGCGCCCAGAGTTTTAAAGATTGTGGACGAGTAGATGATTCGCTCGAATGGTACACATTGGTTGCGGATAAGCTAGTATCTTGGGTACAGGAAAAGTATTATTCATGTTTGATGGCCGGATTCCAGTACAAGTCAAAGGGCGATTTTAAGAAGGCGCTCGAGTACTTCCTCAAGGCTGAACAGTTTGATCCTGATCGTACTGAAGGTGTATTTTTTGCTTCTGAAATGCTGAAGGACGCAGGAATTCATACTATGGTAGTCCTTTTGTACGAGAAGTACAAGAACTACAACAAAGATCCTCAGGATAAGCTGTTTTTGTTCCGCGATTTCTATAACGATGTTCTAGAATTTAATACGAGCATTAGTGCTTATATGTCTAATAACCGCAAGGTATCTTACGAGTGCAGTAAGAAGATTATTCTTAACAATATTGCTCAGCCTGGAATTCGTGATCGCACGTTTAAGAACATGCGGTTTCATATGAACGAATTGAACGAAGATAAAGATACTCTGGGACTATTTTATCATCTGACGAATTACATTCAAACTTGCGATGAGCCTCGCGAAACTGCAGTTGTGTGGAATATGCTTTTCAAGAAGAATCGAGGATTCCTGACTGCTCCATCAAAGTTCAAACCCAATCCTGCTAAGAAGGGTATCATTCTTACATTTACATCATGCAAGCGCCTAGATTTATTCACAGAGACTGTGAATTCTATTTTGAACCACTGGACAGACGCCGATCTCATTGATTCATGGTTTTGTGTTGATGACAACTCGTCTAAGGAGGACCGCGCCAAAATGAAAAAGCTGTATCCTTGGATGACCTTTTACTATAAGACTCCGGCAGAGAAGGGCCATCGTGAAAGCATGAATATTATTTGGAATAAGTTGCATGAAGTGAAGCCCAAGTACTGGATTCATATGGAGGATGACTTTCTGTTTCACGTAAAGCGTCCATACGTCAGTGAGTCCATGAAGTTCTTGAAGTCTCAGACCAATATTAAGCAGGTTCTCTTTAATCGTGGGTACGCTGAGACAATTGATGACCTAGATATGCAAGGGTTTACTCCTGTATCGCCCGGGTTTGTTCTTCACGAATACAAGAATGGGGCATTCCCTTATAAGAATTGCCACTATTGGCCACATTACAGTTTTAGGCCCAGTATGATTGACGTAAATGCCATTTTGGAAATTGGGAATTATGATAGTCCCAATACGTTCTTCGAGATGGATTACGCTAGGCGGTGGGTTGAAGCCGGATATAAGTCTGCATTCTTTGATATGATTTGTTGTCGCCATACTGGGCGCCTTACAACAGAAATCAAGGACAAAACTGTTAAGAACGCATATGAGTTAAATAATACAAATCAGTTTGATGAGTCTAAGGCAATGAAAGTTGTAAATTTGAAGCGACGTTCTGATAGGAGGGAAGCTATGATAACCGAGTTTACAAAGGCAAAGTTCAGTGATTACGTATTTATTGAGGCAATAGATGGTAAAGACCTAACCCCAACAAAAGAACTAAAGACTCTGTTTCAAGGTAACGATTTTGGAAGTCGAGTTGGAGTTATTGGGTGCGCACTTACACACTACAACTTGTGGAAAATGTTACTTGGAAGCTCAGAAGATTACTTTGTTATTTTTGAAGATGACGTCAAACTCGGACCAAACTTTACGAAGAAACTTGAAATCATAAAGGATGCGATGAAGGCTTGTGATTATCTTCATTTAGGGTATCACATGACATCGGCCAACCGTAAGTTACACGAAGATACGTATACGAAGGAAACTGGTAAGCTAACAGTCACACCACTAAAAAATGACTTGTATATCGGAGGCACGTTTGCTTATTCGATTAATAAGAACGGGGCACGTATTCTTGTTGATTACATTGAGAAGAACGGAATTAAACACGGGATTGATTACGTAATAAAGATCTGTAATACTCTCAAGAATATGGAAATTCAGCCCCAGATTGCTTTTTCTGAGTGGTACGAAGTACCTGGGCAGAAGGTTGATACGGATATTCAGACTGAGATCGCATCTCTTGATTTTGAAAATGTTGTAGAGGATGAGTTCACGTTCTTTCCGAATGTTGATCACATCGGAGACGATATCTGTTACCGGAAGGTGAGCATTGAAGAGTCCATAATTCTTGCTAGAACAATGCCAGATTGTATGGGGTTCAATACACTTGGATTTTTTAAGAAAGCTATTGATACGACAAAGTTAGTAAAATCGCCATATTTTAGTCCGACCGACGGAATTTATGTCAAGAAAGTTCCCCAAAAGAAACCAAAGGCCGAAATTGTAGTTCCAATAGTCAATCCTGTTAAGGTCAAGATCATCTGTGGCTGGGAGTCTTCTGAGTCATTCGTGAATAAACTTTTAAATGGTCCGTTCCTAGACCCTAGTTTAGAGCTCACATCTTCAGATGAAGCTGATTATTTTGTAATATACAACCAGCCTTCCCCCGGAGAGTTTTTCGATCCAAAGCGAACTATTGTGCTTCAGTTAGAACCTTGGGTACATGACAGTTCTAAACCATGGGGAGTAAAGACTTGGGGAGATTGGGCAAATCCTGATCCTACCAAATTTTTACATGTGCGCACTCATAATACTTTTTTGGCTCCAGCACATTTGGCTATCCGCGGGGATATATATAATTTGCCTTCAAAGAAGGATATTCCTACCATTATCTTGAGCAATAAGTTAGTAGATACCGGCCATCAATTGCGGGTTCAGTTTTTGCGTGCTCCTGATCTACAAACACCTATTGACGTTTATGGTAAGGCAAACTTTCACAATATTTCCACGTATGTTGGAGAAGTACCTGATGATGAACGGTATAACGTATATTCCAAGTACAAGTACGCACTTGCGGTAGAAAACAATTCAGAGACCAATTATGCCAGTGAAAAAATTTGGGAGCCATTGCTATGTGAATGCTTACCGTTTTACTGGGGATGCCCGAATCTAGAGGACTATATTGATCCCCAATGCTTCGTACGACTGCCACTCGAAGATCCCGCAAAGTCTTCTGAAATTATTCGTAAGGCGATTGAGGAAGATTGGTGGTCACAGCGTATTGATGCCATTCGTGCAGCTAAGAGCAAGATCATTAATGAGCTAAGCCTGTTTGCAACAATATCCAAAATTATCCGCACATCAACCAAGACAAAGGCGGTTATTCTAACCCTTCACAGTAGTAAGGCGCGTATACCAATAATTGAAAAACTCCAGAATGATCTTAACACTTTTGGAATGGGGACTGAGGTGTTTTATGGCGTGAATGGTAAAGATCTCATTATTTCGAATACAAAGGTTATATACAATAAGGAAACTAGAGCGTATAACCCTAAAGTACGTATAAATAAGCAGAAGATGACACTGGGAGAGTTTGGGTGTGCTTGGAGTCATATAAAGATTTACCAAAAACTACTAGCCGATCCAGATGCCGATAATTATCTTGTACTCGAAGATGATGCTAACATAGTTGGGGATCTGAGTGTCATAAGAGATTTACCGTTAGATTTTGATATTGCTCATGTAAGCGTAAGCGATATGCATCCTTTCATAAGAACAACTCCGGTGAATAAGTCTTTCTTCAATATCAAAAAGGAGTACTTTAACCGTTTAACCGGGTACGTTGTTTCAAAGGCAGGAGCAAAAAAGCTACTATCTATGACCAATGAAAGTATTAATTTGCCAGCAGATGATCTTCTTTCGAATAGCTTTATTATCGGAATGATTCAAGTTATTGTTCCACCAACTCCTGTTTTTACGTTTACGAAGGATATTGTATCAACGATTGACTCTATAGAGTCAAGATAGTTTTCTCTTTAGGGTGTTCTGGCAAAGTACCAGCAGCCCGATGAGTTTGAACAGTATTCCAAATATCCTGAAAGCTTTGAAGATTACTCGTGAGCCACATCGGATCTCGCTGAACCGTTGAGAGACGATACTTCTCAAATACCCAATATACAGTTGTCCACCACTCAGTTTCTAGAGTAGGCATCATTTCGCGGCGCCACGTTGCGACATCACGCTGGTCTTCAATTTCACGGTAGACAACCTTTCCACTCTCGTCAATCGCAAACCAAGATTTGTACTGAGCGGTAGATTCTAGCCATTCAGTATACGTCACTTCCTGAAACTTCATTTCGACATAATCACACTCGGCCATATCGGTACACTCCAGCTGTAGCTGCATTTGGTGATAGTATGTCGAAGGTATAGGTGTGTCATTAGAGAAATCTCGAGAAATTGGGCACTTGAACTCAACTAACTTTCCATACCGAGGATCGGTCTTGTCGGAAGTCAGAAGTATACCGTCCGGAGACGCACCCAGAAATGAATGATCGCGATGAGGAATGCATGTCGTATCTTCAATACGAACTCCGGGCTGAATATACGTCGTGTAAATATGCTTGGCAATCGGTTCAAACCGCGTTCCCCACATAAGAGCTTTAGGGCCAAAATTTGACTGCTGTTGCTGTCTAGGTACAAGTTTTGACATCACAATCTCGTGTTTGAGAGCTGGTGATGCGTCATGAACCGCCTTATAAATTTCAGAAGCTGTTAGCATTTCACCACGCTTAGTATGCCATGCNTCAGTGCGCTGATCATTATGTCCGTACAAAAGTAAGATCTGTTCAACTTTATCTAGGTCCATTTGAATATATAGGTTTAGATTAACTAAACCCGTTTTCAGGGTAGGTAAGAATGTTATAGTAAATGGAGATCCAAAGTCAGGAACAATGGGTACTTTATCGCCTCGAGCGATTTTATACCCTCAAGAACACTGAGCGTGTTCGTGACATTCTGTCGGGGAAGTCTAACCTATCTCTTCGCCTGATTGATTGGTTCGTGACCAATTATGCTAAGAAGTACAACATTTCGTATATGACGAAATCCAATAAGCATGTGATTGTGTACCTGTCGTACAAGTCTCATCTGAAGGCTTACAGCAAGAAGATGTTCGACCCGTTCTGTCGATGGAAGCGTATTAAGTTTCGGGAAATGGATACAACCGTTGGACAGCTGAATTTCTTTGAGTGGGCAATTTCTGATGAAGTTCTAGATTACCTTGAAAAGAACCGCGAGACGATTCATACCGATATGGAGACGCGCCTACACGAAGCCAAAGAAACTGATGGTCCAAAGAAGAAGCGGCACGAGCTTTCACACTCTGCTACCAAATCTATGACCCATCATGATGTGCGTGTAACTGTAAAGTTTGATTAACTTGTTACTGAATAATGTACTCGATTCTAAAAAACAACTATGTCTACCGAGATACATCGGAAGATATAGCTGATCATGATGATGATTATGATGCCGAGGAGTGGCATTATAACGGTAGGGATGTATACCGCGGATCTTTGGATCGTCAGTATGAATGGAACGTGTATTCTCTGTATGACGAAAACTCAAAACGGGTAGGTATCGCCGAGCATCATCCGGAACACCCAGAGATCTTTTTCTCGCTCTGGTTTGGTAAGAACGTGTTCTCGACGTTATTTCAAGAAGAATGGGAATGCAAAGATGCTACTGTTTGGTCTATTTTATCAAACGAAGCTTATCAGGATTGTTTAGAAGACGATTTTAAAACCGTCTTTGATAAGACGTTGAGCACGAATATTCGACTCATGACTCCCGAAATGGTAATCAAGATGCCAGAGATCCACGAATGCCCAAGATGTGGAAAGAAGTCGCTTTTACCTCTGAACGGTTGTCCCGAAGTAAAAAAACTTTACATTGATGCTGATTCCTCAGTACTATTCATTGATGAGTCTTTTGTTATGTATACTGCTCCCGCAGATTCACGTGTTTGGTCTAAGGTACACCCGCGCCCGCAGCCGGGCGACGGCGAGGCTGGCGACCAGCCGGCGCAGACACTGGAGTCTGCTCAGTCACCTCCTGAGCCTGAGACCCACCACCATAGCCCGAATCCTCATTCTGGGTCTGAGTATCCTGCTGAGCATGAGACTCCTCATCCTCTACAATCGTAGGGGGCGCAGCCGACTCGTCATCAAACATCTGCGCAGCCGTACGGCGCATCTGAGGGAATACCTGAGCAGCCGTCAGACGCCACGTCACACCAAAGCCACCACCAGCAATCACATAGATGCTGCCGCTGACTGCGAGGTTCGCCTCAACACCCTTTGGGAAGATTGAGGTCAGAGACTCGGGCGTAACATACGTCACAGGGTTGCGCGACGCATCCACGATCTCCGTAGACACGCGACCGTCATAGACAGGAACCTTGACACGGAAGCTGGGAGGATACTTGCCATTCGGCACGTACTCGCCATCCACCTTGTCGGTAGAGAAGCTCAGAATCCGCTTGAAGCTGTCACGAATCGCCTCCTCAGAACGCTTCTTGCCGAACCACTTGGTGCTGTTCTCCACAGCAGCCTTGATAATGTGATTCTCGAGATCGGCTAGGAGATTGTACAGCTTACCGATATCGTCGGCGCCGGTCGAACGATCCTTGCCATACGGGTCACATCCCTTCAGAGAGCCGATCAGCGTGTACGTCTTCATACCATTATCGCCCTCGCGCACTAGGCACCCGCCGGGGTAACCTACACGGGGCAGACGAATCAGAAGACTGTTGCTATTATAGCGCATCGTGATTGATGGATTGCGACCTGCCTTAGCCTGACCTACCTGGAACGTTACGTTGTTGACATCGATAGAGCTCGAGTGAATAGGGCCGTTCATCTTCTTGTTGTTGTGATCTTTATAGGTTAGAAAGGTGTAAATCCGTTTTCGGGGAAACAAAACCAAATTTGCGTTTTAGAGGAAAGGAAACGAGAACATTAAATAATGGTGCTGTGTGCGTCTTGTAGAAACAAGACAAGTAGTGAACAGTGTCCGTCCCAAGCCATGAAAGGATTGCTGTTTTGTGGCAAACATGCTAAGACCAAGACGAAGCGATTATGGGCAGACGCAAACAATGGAAACCAGAAAGCCATTATTGTCCAAAAAGTATGGAGGGGGTATTTTTTGAGACATAGATTGAAGTTGGCTGGAGAAGGTGTTCTGAATCGTAAAGATTGCCACAATACTGAAGAATTGGTGACTATGGATGAAAAGGGAAAACTGCACCCGCTTGATTATTTTTCGTTTCGAGAAGCTGATAAGCTTTGGTGGTTTGATGTTCGGAGTTTATACCATATTCTGAAAAGATCACCAAAACCAGAAAACCCTTATACCCGTCAAGCTCTAAGCATTGAAACGCGAAGACGATTACGTGACGTATGCCGAATACGAAAGAAGTTGACGATAGATAATTATCACGATGCTCCAAAACCTGAACAGTTTGCAGAGTTAGTCAACGAAAAGTGGTTGACCATATGTCAGATCATTGAAGAGAACGGGTTCTTTGATATGAACCACTTGATGTTTTCGTCATTGAANAGATCGCAGATGTATGTNCTGATAAACCTTATTCAGATGGACATGGTTGCTTTTGCGACTGAGCATTCTATACGCTCTAAGAGGTATCATTACTTGCAATGGTTGAGAACATGTTTATCAAATTTCGAAAAGAATAGAACAAACCGACTTCAATGTTCTTGGGCTGTTTCTAAGGTACTTTTATCAATTTTGTACGATTGTCAAGAGAACTACCCCGTGTGTTTCATAATTGTGAGCGCCATTTGTAGATTGTGATTTAAACAGGTAAGGACTACTAGTAGTATAACAACCGCGTTAGAAATGTCGACTTCTAACTCTGCCATTAAGTCAAACACGAAGATGCCTGCCAAGAAGACCGCCGCCCCCGCCGCTTCCCCTGCCCCTGCC